AAAACTCTTGATACTCTTTATTCTTCCTGAATCTTTTTTGTTCATCAGTTTCAAATAAAGTCCAGTTGGTTATATCTTTAAATAATCCTAAAGTCATAATTTCTCCTAACTAAATAAACTCGCTGCACCTATTGCCAATGCTATTGGCCCTGCCATTGCTGCTAATCCTGTTGCTGCTGCTCCACCCTGCACGGCTGCTGTTCCACCAAGCATACCACTACCTACTGCACCATAAGTACCTGCTCCTAGTAGCCCTGCACCGATTGCTTTTTGTCCAAATGATGGGTCGCCACCTGATATAGATGTTTGCCCTGGTAACATACTTCCTGCTACAATATTGCCATAATCACTTAATGCTCTTCCTGGTGCTTGTTGTTCAAACTCAAACTTAGCCCTTGCTGCATCTATAGCTTGTTGTACCCTTGCTTGTTCTGTAGCACCTACTGCACCTAATGTTTGTGCTGGTGCAAGTCCTGCTTGGAATGCTTGTGGTGATGACATTATCGCTTGTTGCTGTGTTTTCATAGCATCTTGATAAGCACCACTATACATTTGTGAAGTGATATCACCTGCTCTTTGTAGATAATTTCCTATAACATTGCTTTCTAATATACCTTGTCTATCACCACCAAGTTGTCCTGCACCTGTTGCATCTCGTCTAGCTTGTTGTAGTAATCCTTGTGTTTGAGTATAAAGAGGTCTTAGTGCTGCTAATGTAGCATCTGCAATATAAGGATTATTTGATAAATTTTGTGGTGCCATTAAACCAAATCTTGAAGCAGCAGTGACATCTCCTGCTAAATCTGTTTGCCCACCTAATGCTGCTTGTCTTGCCATCTCTTCAGCAGTAAGTTGTGTTTCTGTTGGGTCTGCATATAATTTATTTGGATAAAATTGTTGTGGCCCTGCTTGTATTTGGCCTTGGGCTCGGCTATATAAGTCAGTTAAATAGGCTTGTTGCCCTGACCAAGGGTCTGCTTTTTGTACTGTGTTACTTCCACCACCCATTATCTTTCTCCTTTAATGTATTGTTTTAAGTTCTTTCCCAAGAACTGCATATATTTGTTCATAACTATATTTCTCCAATTTCTTAATAAATCCTTTCCTACAAAAAGTTTCCATAGCTACACAATCATGTGCATCTGCCCATTCTTCTATAATCCTTATAGAATCTAACCATTTATCCATATCCTTTCCACCTAAAGAAATAATCCTACATACTTTTTTTCTTGGATAATCTATAATTTGTGTAGTTACGACAGCTTGTATTGTTGCTTTCTCATCATGAACAACCCATAATTGCATGGTCTTATCTTTACAGAAATTTCGTATATCTTCTATTGTCATTTCTCGCTGCCCTTTTTTAGAAGCTAACTCTATAAAAGATTCACATTGTTCCCATACCTCATCAACACCATTTGCTGGAATACCCGATAGAAATGTAGTCATAGTTTCACCCAACTACCTGCTGCATTTCTAAAATAAATTCCTTCTCCACTTCCTGGGTCAAAATTAGAACCATCAGCATAAACGATATCACCTTGTTTAATTCTACTAGGTGCTGCATTTTTAACCTCAATATAAGTTACTGGGTTTTCTTCTAAAGCACCTTGTAGTCTTAATAATTCATCAAATATATATCTAGGTAAATCTTCAGTATTATCAGGTACAGGGTTGGGGTTATATTTTGGTGCTTGTGCCATTATTTATCCTTTTTTGGATTATTAAGTTTATCTCTTGCTATTTTATTTTTTTTTATTATTTCATTTTGTTTCTTTGTATTATTCCAAAATGAATCAGTAAATTTTTTAACTCTTTTATTTTTGGCTATTATCTTTCCACCCTTATATATCAGTTCTATTAATTTTCCTGGCACTATCTTTCTCCTAATATCTCATATTCTAAATCATAACCATTAAGTTCAAATTCTTTATCTGTGGTTTGTTCAAATTTAACTGCTATATATTTACCTGTACTTCTTGTATCAACTTTGTTCTGTGAATTGGGGTCAAAACTTTGTGCTGCTGTATAAGTATATGTACCATTAGGCGACATAGAACTTCCTACAAATATATTAGCTGCACCTGTCCCCTTTGCTTTTGGTGTTAATTTTCTTACTGATTTAACAGTATTCGTATTTCCATCTAAGGTTAATCCCTTTCTCTCTAGTGTCATTGTAAAGTTTGAACCTGCAAAATCTGCACCATAATCTGCTCTATAAAATTTAGTATCTCCTGTTCCTGCCATTAAGGTACTCATGTGTGCTGGGTTATAACCTCTTTCACCCCAATTATCTGTGGTACTATATACTTCCCAACTTTGTGATTGGCCTGACCAAACGACAGTTGCTGAACCAGGATTAACAATCCCACTCGCTATATGTTGTATGCCAGGTAAATCTCTAAAAGAGAAACTGTTATTAACATAGTTATAAATCAATGCTTTATCACAGTTTGTTGAACCAATTTGTGGATAACAAACCCACATTTCTGACTTCTGTTTATTATGATAAACAAAAGTTTTCCCATAATTTGTTGAATCTATATTATCAAATAATTCCCTTCTTATTGAATTAGTTGCGACTGATTGTTTTGATACTCCATTGTGTACTATCAAATCACCTTGTGTTACTACAAAATGTTTATTGTTAAATTCTGCTACTGCATTCCTAGACAATATACCTGAATCACTAAAGAGTTTCTTGAAACTAAATACAAGATTACCACCTATATAATTTACTAACCAAATAGATTGTTCCTTATAAATAATAAATGCACTTGCTAATTGTAATCCATCTACTATAAAATCTCCTTCATCACCTACTGTCGCTGCACCTGCATCATTAGTTGCTGCTGCTACCCAAGTAGAAGGCAATGCAAAGTTTTCTGCTGCATCTCCCCATCTTACTTTATTAGCATAAATAGTTGATGATTCAGTTACATTTAAAGCTATGAGATAATTACCAAATGCTCTCATAGATTTGCAAGTTGTGTTTGCTGGCCAATTTGTTAAGTCAGTAAATTTACTTGCACCTGTGGTGGCTAAACATTGTGGGTCATCTACACCATTATTTAAAATAACTAAACCATTATAAACAATACCTATCCAATTCTGAGTTGCTGTAAGCGAATAATCTCCACCTGATGCTCTAGTAAAATCAGAATTTGTTGAGCCATCTGTTCTATATAATTTAGCTGCACCACCATAAAACCAATAAGAATTTGTTCCAGTTGTCCAGTTGATTAGAAAATAAGGTGCTACTGCTGGTGCTGTAAATACTGCATCATGTCCTGTAAATTTCTTAGCTGCACCATCTTCAAACCTTACATTATTTGCGTGTGAATAAAACTCAGGTGATATTGCTAAATTGTTTGTATCTTTAACAACTCCTTTAGGTGGCCCTGCTTGAAAAGTTGCCATTATGCAGTTCTTCTCCACATATATACAATTATGTAGGGTTGAACATTATTATGTGCTGACCCACCACCAGTAGAACTGGTTGCGTTTGCTTGTGCATCATAGTTACCTGATGTACTGACACCTGATACAGAACTACCACCAGTAAAAAAATCTGAATTATGTGTATGAGCTGGCATTTCAGAAGTGGTTAATGTATGTGTTTTTGCACCACCAGTTTCTTGTGCTGTGTCAAAATCACTATCACTAGCATCTATACCAACCATAACACGACCAGTACCAAATGCTGCCCAAGTTCCAAATCCTAATAGTGTGCCAGGATTCGTTGATACTGCTGCATTAATATAAATAGAACCTACAGGATAAACAGTTTGTATAGTTGTTGCTGTATTAGAACCTATTGTCATAGTACCTGAGATTGTTAGATTTCTCATACCAGTAGAATCATTATTAGCATCTGTGGTTACTGCTTTAGATGCTTCTGCTGTTCCTAATGTAGATATATCTAAATAATTTAATTCTGTTGTAGTAGCTGTTACCCCATCTATCAGATTAAGTTCTGTATGGGTTGCTGATACAGCACCACTTACATTTGGAAATGTTGCTTTTACTGTTGATTTTAATAGTCTTATATGGTCATCACCTTCATTTACAGGGTCACCTGCAACTGGATTTGAACTATTTAGACTGTCTATATATGTTCCTGATTCTAACCCATTCTTTACTCCTTCGGATTGTCGTCTTTAACTGATTTAACATGGAGATACCACTCGCCTGTCTTAGCATCATTGCCAAATTTACCTGCTGCTACATCTCTATAGAGCATATCAAGTTGTTCTGTTAGCTGACCATAAATAGTTTTGGTTTGCGTGTTGGTATCTTCGTTATAAAATCCTGATGTTCTATCTACTTTATATTGTTTATAAAGATTATTATGTGCAGTTTGTATTTGATTGTAAGCAGTTTCTTCTGCTTCTGTCATGGTGCTGACTACTCCATCTTTTAATATCTTAGGCACGGGCTACTCCATAAACTGTTAAACAAATCTTTCTAAAATTCTGTGATGTTGCTATAAGTTGAAATCCATTCATAGCATTAGCTTGGGTATCATCTTGGTGAATACTTCCTGTTACAACCTCATGATAATTACTTGAATTTTTATAACCAAGATGAAAGTCCATATAAGGTTTAACTGCACCCTCTGAATCTGTTGAATCAGAATCCCATCTACCACCTCTACCATTAGCAAAGTAAAACCACCCTGTAAGAGGTGCAGCATCTGAGCCATTAGATGCTAATGAAGTTAAACTAGCTGATGTAGTATTATTTTCAGTAATATTTCGAGCAGTACCATTGCCATCAATTCCAACTGCCGAAACCCTATATCCACCACCTGTTACAGCAGAACCATCATCTAAGAATCTAAAATCTAAATTGCCACCATCTGCATCAAATGCAATACCATGAATAAATACCCAGTAATTGTCATAATCACTATCAAATCCTGTGTAGTCATAAGTCGCTACTGATGAACCACCAGTACCATAAAAATTTACAGCACTTTCTACAACTAATCCACCACCACCACCACCACCTGCTGCTGCCCATTTGACACCTGTGGCTTCACCTGAATCTGCTGTTAGAACTTGGTCATTACTGCCTACTGTAAGTAGTGATGGATTACCTGAACCATCTCCTATTAAAATCTTTCCTTTAGTGGACATATCAACTGATGCTATAGCTGATGTGCCATTTCCTATTAATACTCCATTAGCAGTTAAACTGGTTGCACCAGTACCACCACTTCCTACTGCAAGAGTTGCTGATAAACTCGCTGCTGAACCTGAAGTATTTTGATTTCCTGATGTATTAACACCAGGAAGATTAATATTTCCTGTACCATCAAAACTCACACCACCTATAGTTCTAGCCGAAGCTAAAGCTGTAGCTGTTGCAGCTAACCCAGTACATGACCCTGATGAACCACTTGCGTTTCCTGTAACATTTCCAGTTAGTGTTCCTACAAACCCAGTTGCTGTAATTTTTCCAGTTGAGGGATTATAGGTACAAGTACCATCTGATTCTAAACCTATGTTGCCACCATCAACATCTCCACCTGATGTGAAAATAATTGCATTATCTTCATCAGTAGATTCGTTGTCAGTTATAGTAACTGCTGTTGCGACTGCTGCTGTACCTGATGTGTTCTGATTCCCTGCTGTGTTTACACCAGGCAGGTTTATATTACCTGTGCCATCAAAAGATACACCACCTATCGTTCTCGCTGAAGCTAATGCTGTGGTAGTTGCTGAATTTCCTGTACAAGAACCTGAAGAACCTGATGCGTTTCCAGTAACATTTCCTGTAAGTGGCCCACTAAATGCAGTTGCAGTTAAAGTATCTGAACTTGAGTTAAAAGTTAATCCTGCTGCTGATTTAGGTGCTAAATCTCCAGTTGCTGCTGTTACAAATATAGGAAAACAAGTCGTATCACTACTCTCATCTGCTACTGTAAAAGCTGTAGATGTCGTTGAATGGAAATAACTTTTAGCTGTGTCCATTCCTACTCTCTTTAGAGTACCAGCATCTGAATATAATAATTCATCAGCATCTGCTAAACCTGACGTAATCTCAGTTTGACCTGAAATAACATTATCATTTAACATACTGCCTTCTACAGCATCAGCTTGTATGGTAGCTGCACCACCTGTTGCTATAACTATATCGCCTGATATAACTACAGGATTAAAATTCGTTCCATCTGCAATTAAAGCTGCACCTGATGTATTAGTATTCATGGTGATATCATCACCACTAACTGTTAAATCACCAGTTATAGTAGCATTTCCACTACAAGTTAAACTTGAAACTGTGGTTGCAGGTAAATTTGCTGCAACATTTGCAAGGGTTACACCATAAGATGTACCTGAATATGCTATCGCAAATACAGATGCACTATTAGGTGAACTCGTTGTTGTTAATTCTGAAAATTTCTGTGTTGCCATTTATTGTACTGTCCAAGTTGTTGTTGAAACTGCTGGTATATTTTGCCAATCTGCTGTCGCTATTGCTACTGCACCTTCATGCTGAAATAAAACCCCAGCTTCACTTTCAAATTGGTTTATCCCATCTTCTAATTCAAAATAACCAGTAGATGTATCAGCTACATTTGTCCAAGTTGTAGAACTTGTTGTCTTTATTGTATAATCTGTCATCAGTAAGCACCATAATCAATTCTTGTTGTTGGTGCTACTCCTGAATGTCTATCTCTTTCGTTTGAATCTGTGATTGCTTTATGTGCTACTCCGTATGCCTGTAACCATAAAGCTATTCTTTTATCATTTTGTAAATAAGGTTCTGCTTCTAATAAAACTGCATATAAGTAAGCATCGGGGTGATATGTCAGCATATCATTAGTTGTATTAGAATCTGATAATGCTGTGAAATACTTATAATAAAGCATTTCAACTTCATAGACACCATCAGGGATAGGTCTTAGTTGAAAAGTATTACCTATAACTGAATATGCTTTTGGTTTTCCTTTTGTACTACCACCTCTAACTCTATCCATCTGTTCAGGAGTAAAATATTCTAAAGAAGTTTTAGGGTCTGTATTAAGTTGTATATTACGCATAGCTACAAAGTTATCAGGTAGAGTATAATACTCAGTACCATCTGCTGTATTTGCAGTAACCCTTGTTTCCATTCTTCTTAGTTTAAAATCTCGTCTATGCCTAGCTTCTGCTAATTCTATAAATTCAGGTATTCTGTCAGTTAAGTCTGACCTATCTAACCAATTAGCTACTGCTGTTTTTAATTCTGAATATGTTGATATTGCCATTTATTTACCTTTTTATTTCTTATTTTTTAATAATAATCTTACTTTCCTTATATACTCTCGCCATTTTTCCTTCTCTGTCCGATTTCTCTTAGAGTATCTCAACATTTTTCTACCCTTACTTTTACCTACTTTTTTCCCACCTAAAACTTTTTCAGTTACTCCCTTTGGTGGCTCAGTTGTTTTAATATAATAACCTTCGCCTCTTTTTAGTTTCTTTAATTCTTTCTTTGCTATTTTCTCTGATGAATATGGAGTAGAATATTTTGATACAGCACCTGTTTCAGGATTTTTCTTGTATATTGTGTAGTGAGTTCCATAGGGTTTACTTCCATAGAACCTCTCTTGTCTGCCTTTAAGACCACCTGATTGTTTTAAAGGGTCATGCTCTTTCTTTGGCAGACCTTTTGATGTCGTTTCTTCTTTAAATTTTATACTAGCTTTTTTCTGTGCATCTTTATCCTGCTGCTGTTTTATTTTTTTAGTTTTTTTAGACTTCAGTTTATCTTTGAATTTTTTATAACCTTTCTTTGCGTATTTAAAGACTGCCTTTATAATCTTTTTTTTCATTTACAAAACTCTCTTAGTTGTTTTTAAGTACCTATAATCAGCACTATTTAATAATCTTTTAACCCCTTCTTTGTGGTTAGGATTAAAGACATCAACCCCAAATTTGTTCTTCCATTCATAATATACACTCGTAGGAATCCTTGCAGATAACCTTAACTCATCTGTCATAAGATGGTCGTTTTCCTGTAATTTCTTATTGGAATCAACTAGGGGTTGAATATCTTCTATATGTTCGATAGCAAACTCTTTTGTTGGTTCGTGGAAATGAAATATTTGATTGCTGTCAATCTTTCTTTTCATTATTCACTTAGCTCGGCTACCCAAACATTAGCTGTACCACTTGCAATAATTGCTGCCAGTTTCATAGCACCATCAACTTTAAAAATTAATGGTTCATTAGCTGGAAGTCTTATTGAACTAGCTGCTGCTGCTGTTGGGTTTGAACCAAACTCAACAAATACAGATGCTGTATCTGATGTTACCATCACATATTCTGTAGCTGCATCAAAAGCTGATGTCTGAGCAGAACTTGTACTTACTGTTCTAACATGGTTCGCTGTTACCCTTAAACCATAGTTCATCTCTATCTCCTAATTGTAAATGTTACACACAGTTTTTGAGCTCCAGTAGAGCCACCATTTGTAATCATCTCGATTGTTCCATCTTCTGCAACATCATTTGCTGCTGTAGGTTCTGCTGTGTCCACATCACCTGCTGCTGAACCTGAGTTTGCTACTGTTATAGCACCACCAGTTACAGCAGTACCACCTAACTCAAATGTAATTGCAGCATCTCCACCACTAATTGCACCTTGTAAAGCAGTAGCAATTTTAATAATTTTACCACCATCAGGTACGGCTACAAATGTAGAAGATGCTGTTGATATATCAGCTATCTCACCATATACAAAATAATCATTTAATGTTCTCATTAAAATCTCCTAAAAAATAACCCTCGTTCCGAAGAGATACCTTCTTCAAGGTCATTATTAATTTGGTATCAAAAGTGGGGTGGGAAAACAAGGAGTTTAAAACCCACCCCTTAACTTCTAGGGGAAGTTAAATTTTATTATGAAGTTGTTAAGTCGGCAACTGTGCCTGAACTTGCTTCATTCTTAGCAACCAAAGTCCATTCAGATAAGAGCAATCTCTTTTCTGCATCACCTGATTTTGCTAACTCTATTGTTTGGAAAGGTCTTAAATAGTCAAGCGACCACATTCCTGTTTCAACAAGTAGGCCACTCCTACTTCTTGAGAATCTGTCTGCGACTACTCTTACTTCGCCAAAGTCAGAAACATACACATCAATAGTAGCAACAAGACTTCTATCTTCTGCCATATCCATTCTTGTGTTATTTCCTGTAAAACCTGATACTTTGGTCTTGTTAAACGAGCCAACAAGCAATAGGTCAGGATTACCACCATTATCAAAACAGCTTTTTATTTCTGTTTTAAGGATAGATTCGGTTAAAACTCTTTGTGTTCCATCTGTAACAGAACCTGATGAGTTTGAACCACCTGAACCATATCCATTATTGGTTGTAGTCCAGCTTTCAAAACCTCTCGATTTTCTTGCTGCACCACCATTTCCTGAACCTGCTGTGGCATTAGTTTTGCCAGTCATGTCAAGTTCCATATCTCTTTTTATTTCCTTACCAGCTTTCGCTATTTGATAAGCTAGTTCGGAATTAACTCCTGCATGAACAACTGCTTCTTGTGTTCCTGAAACCATAACTGGATTATATGAAATCTGTGTATAGTTGAGAACACGAGTTGTAGCCGTTAATGCAGCACTAGGAGAGTCATCTCCTTCAATTTGAGCATTACTTGCTGCTGCTGCTAGAGAATCAGTTTGCCATTCATGTTTTGTAAAGGCAGCAGTTCCTGTGCCTATGCTTGACATAAAGGGTGTATCTGTCGGAGAAATGTTATAAATAACATTCGCCAAATCTTCTCTATTACCAGTAGCGTCATAAGTTTCAAATGTGTTACTTAATTGTGCCATTGAATTACACCTGTGTTAAAAGTTTAGTATTTAGGACTTAGGCATCAAAGATTTTAATAATGCTGCTGCATCATCTACTTTCCCTGACCTCTTTGCCCTTGCTCTTAGTTGCTTTACTCTATCACTATTAACTTCACCCTTTGTCGTTCCAACACCAGGTTTTTGTACTTTAGGTACAACTTTAGTTTTCTTTTTAGAAATCTTAGTTGCTAAGAGATTTTCATATTTCATAGCACTATTTAGCACTATAATACTTCTTGCATCAAT